TTTATCTGAGATGGATGCTGCTTCTCGAACTTCATCTGCTACACCATCATACTTCTTCTGAAGACACTTGAGTTCTTCCAGTCGAGAATCAATCTGTTTTTGTTCGTTAGTAATCTGTTCTTTTAGATTCTTGACTTTCTCTTTGTTGTCCTTTTTGATATCCTCAATATACTGGCGATGCACCTCGATTCGTTCTTCAATAGAATCAGACTTATACTTGACGTTGGTAAGTTCATTCTTGAGTTTCTGATATCGTTCTTTGAGTAGTGAGTTCATAGTAGAGAAGATACGAATGTCTAACAAATCTTCAATGATAGAACGACGGTCAGCCGCAGACAATTGCATAAACGGAGTGAACGATGCACTACCCAAAATTACAATCTGTGTGAATGATTTGTAATTGAGTTTGAGTATTACTTTCTCAAATGTGTCTTGGTAATCTCTGACTGCAGCGTCTTGATTGAGCATCTTACCATTACAGTAAATCTCAAAGATGTTTGGTTTCATACCACGCACAACACGATAGGATTTGTTTCCAGTGTCAAACTCAATCTCAACTGTCGCATTCTTTTGATTGATACTATTAAGTAGTTGTGGTTTATTGATATTACGAAACGGTTTACCAAACAAACCAAAACACAACGCATCAAGCATTGTAGATTTACCAGAACCGTTTGCACCAAGAATCAACGTGGATATTTCTTTATCCAAATCAATCTTAGTGAAATAGTTTCCAGACGATAAAAAGTTTTTATACTTTAAAGTTCTGAATATAATCACTAAACAGTCTCCTGCGACAGAGCCTCGACATAAAGTTCACGCATTAGTGTCTTGACTGGTTCTGCCTCGTTTATGTTTTGTTGGTCTACGTAATTAGATAGAATTGTCAGTGTGTCTTCCGCTTGGTCTATCAGTTCCGAATCAATATTCTCTATCGTGTCATCTGTGAAGTCTTCGATGACGGATATGTTTGCCGGATTGACATTATACAACTCATCAAGCAATTTGTCAAATAGATATGGGCTTTGTTTATTGAGTACCACAATCTTGACGTAAGTGTCAGAGTATTTCTCAAAGTCAATGTCTTCCATCTCTTTAGAGTCATCATAGAAAATCTTGTGGAACATATGTACTTCGTTTTGTACAAACTCCACTTCTTTTGTGTCAGTATCAAATATCCAGAAACCTTTGGGATCTGCATAGTCATTCCAGAACAATTCGTATGGTGTGCCTGTGTATCTTACGTTACCAGACTTTGATTGTGTATGGAAATGCCCACTGAACACATCGTCATACTTGTCAAGAAAATCTGATTTCATACCATCGTGTGAGTTCACACCTTTCATCATTTGGAATCCAGCCAACTCAAAGTGACCGATACAAAACGGAGAGGTACTCTTGTCAATGAAAGAAAAGATTTCTTCTTGGTTCTCTTTACATATCCACGGGATCATATCAAACACTGCACCACCAATAGACAGTGTTCCAGGCTTCTGCCATAGAGTTATGTTATTGTAGTCTTTCAACAACAAATCGGGAGAGTTAACTTCTACACTATTCTTCCAAAAGATATCGTGATTACCAATCAATGCGTGAAAGTCAATATCAAACTCAGCCAATCGGTCAAAGAAATATCTGCGACTCTCTGACAAAGAAACGAAGTTGATATACTTTCTACGGTCAAACAAATCTCCCAGCTGGATAATTGTTTTGATATCATTCTCTTTCAGATACGGAAAGAAATGATTTGTGTAGAACTCATCATAATATCGGTGAAACGCTAGGGAATCATTACGTACTCCAAAGTGCGTATCACCTAAAAGGCAAACCTTCATAAAAAATCCACTAATAGTTATTGTTGCGTATTATAGAACAATTGCAGTGAAATGTCAAGACTTTTTCTTAAGTACGGATGTTTTCTTTTTGGTTTTGGTTTCTGCAGCTGGTTTCTTTTTCTTTGTCTTAGTCGCTTCAAAACTCTCAATAAAGTCTTGGATAAATTCTTCGCTATACGCATCGTGCATCATACCATTAAGTTGATTCGTTACATGATCTTCACCAAGGTTCTGGATGAGTGTGTTAATAACTTCATTTTCCATTGCCTTAAACTTGATGTAAAGATGTTTCTTTTCCTTCTGTATCCTACGTAAGAATGCATAGTAAATAATCTGTGTAAAATATGAGAATGGATTCTTAGACTTTTCAGGATCAAAATTGTCAATGTACAATAGACAGTTTTCTACGCCATCTAACACCATATCTTCTCGGAATGTATAGTTTGCAAAGTTGGGTTTGCGAGATAAATGAGTAGCAATCTTAAACAGACATTCACCAATATAGTCAGGCACTCTAGGTCTTTCTTTTTCTGCACTCTTAGCCTTCATCACACTTTCACGGTAGATTGTGATCTGGTTAAGAAACTCTTTATTATCAACGTAGTGTTTGTTACTCATAATTACCTCATTACAAAAAAATTAAAAAATCGCTTGACATTCGCTTGACACAGTGGTACAATTGCGGTGTAGGCCATGATATGGATTACTCTAATGTACATCTTCATCCTTTCTCTTGTCTAATACTTTTTGAATCTTCTTCATAAATTCTGCTAAATCTTCATCTTTTTTAGTCATTGTATGTTCAACTTCATCTGTTAGATCTCTTTCTGATATAACGTTTAGATAAGATTCTTCCATATGTTGTGTTGGTTCGGCTATAGCAACAACACTAGTTTTATATACACGAAATGGTTTAGAGTAGTCACTACTAAAATCCCACTTAGCCACTTCAAGACTCATTGATTGTGTTTCCATATTAGGAAGTGCATTATAGATTTGAAAGGGCCCAGCAATCTCAATGTAAGAGATTGTTTCTGCAACAACAGTTCCAATGATTGTGTCACCGTTTGCTAGTTTAAATATTTTACATATGTCACTCATGATTTATCCTTTCAAATTAATTTTATAAATTTTATATTTAAACTTTTCTTCATTATACATTTTCATTCTTTCAATGAAATGATTCAAAGTGTAGTTAGGTTTCTTGCCGTGTGTTAGATCATCTGCTATATCATATAATACGGCATGTGTCTTATTATTACCCAGTCTTAATCCCCTACCGATAGACTGTAGAGTTCTAATCTTACTTTTACTAGGTGATGCAAATATCACATTGTGTAAGTTCTTTATATTTATACCAGTAGAAAATGTCCCATATGAAGCAACAATGATAGAGTTAGTTTCATTTTCTACAATCGACCTGATATCTTCTCTTTTGTCTGCTTTAGTTTCGCCTGACACGTAGAACACTTTCCTGTTCTCTTGCACTTTATCACAAATGGTATTATACAATACTTTTCCGTGTTTGTCTACATATTGGAACAATAATAGTGTATTACCTTCAAGCGATACTGATAGGTTAGTGATAAAATTATTTCTAGCAACCGACGATACGAGATAATCAATTTCTTCTTGGTACTTATATTTGCTGACTAACTTACAGTTTTCCTTTGTGTGTTTTAGAATAAGAGATTTGATTCTAAACTCTGATAGATTGCCTTCATCCATTAGCGTCTTTGTAGTCGTTACTTTTTCTACTGCACCGAACAATCCTTCTAACACTAATTTATGTGTCTGTGTCCCATCAAGTGTTCCAGTAAATCCATACCGATATGCACAGTTCTCTAGATTAGTCATAATAGAAGTTAATGACTTGGCTTTAAACTGATGCGCTTCATCTCCTATCACAACATCAAATTGATCAAACCAACTTTTTGATTGCTTGTAGATAGACTGCCAAGTGGAGATGACAATATCTTTGTTGGTGTGTTTGTCTGCTCCCGCCATAATCTGGTGAACGTTATTATCAGAATCAAATCCATAGTCGGAAAAGTCTTTGTATAGCTGAGAAACAAGAGATGTTGTAGGAACTATGATTAGCGTTTTACCTGCAAGGTATCGTGTAACCAAATATATGATTAGTGACTTACCAGATGCGGTTGGAGATAATAGCATTGCTCTGCGTTTTCGTATCGCATGAACAAACGCTTTTATTTGATAATCTCTAGGCTCTAACGCTAAACTTAAACTAGCGATAAACTCTTTGGCTTCTTCAACAGAAAACTCCTCATCAGCATCAACAGTTCTGTCTAGCTCAAAATGATATCCACGCTCGTCACAGAAATGTTTTAGGTGTGGTATCAATCCATAATACAAAGTTTGATTATGAGAATGATACAATCTTATCTTCCCATCCCACACTTTGTTTTTGTATGCGGGCATAAACTTATATCCAGGCACCATAAACGTAAAGTGTTCGCTTATTTCCATACCTTCACCTTTTTCACAGTGAACGTAAGCGTATACATCGTTTAGCTTTGATACCTTGATGGCTGACATTACAACTCACCACCTGTCAGTTTCATATAGTCTATAGCATTTTTGATTTGAAAGTTTCTTTGGTTTAGATTCTTAATGATTTCTTCCAGCAAAGACATCTTCTCTTTTTGATTGACAATCTTTATGTTTGTCTGTATGATTTCTTTGTCCGACTGCATATACATCTCAGTCTCTGTCTTAAGCAACAACTTGTCAAAAGGTTCCCAGCCTCGCTCTTTGAGTTCTTCTTCAGACATTTTGCCTGCGTAGTACTCGTGCTTAGCCAGATACATTTCTTTGCTTTGAAACTCTGCTGCTTTTAATCTGCGGCGCTCTTCGTAATATATCTTCATATACTTACTGTGCAGCACTGGAATCCTTAGCGATTCAGCGCCTAGCATTGTAGAGTCTATAAGAGAATCACTTTTCCATTCTTCAATAATTTCATCAAGTGTCATAAAAAATCCATAATAAGCCGAAATGTCACATTATAACATAAAGTTTAGTTTATGTCAATAAAGTTGCTTCAAGATATGTGTATGCAAATGTCGCGGTTGTTGTCTGGAAGTCTTGCCCTTCAGATGTGCTTAGATTGAACCCCGTAAGTTCTACAGGAAATATGTCATAAAACTTGACATCAATGTTATTGTTGTTAGCATTCGTCTTAATCAATAAAGAAGCGTCGGACGTAACACTGTTCTCTTTTCCTGCAACTTTTGTTAGCGTTCCTAGTTTGTCCAATGAAGTAGGATTTCCAAGATTGACCATCCAATTGTAGATATCAAACCAAGACTGCATATCCTCATCAACTGCATACGTGATTTGCAATTGTTCGTATCTCAACTGATTACCTGGATTGTATACTGCAGTGTACGGGGAGTTTGTCTGTACAGGGTCCATAGTAATAGATGGCATAACAACACCCTGTATAAAGAACGTGAAGTTTGGTAAGCGTTCAATAACAAACTCGTATTTGTTGTTTGCTAAAAAACTTAGATTAGTGGGTGCCATTCAATCAATCTCTTGTTTAATATTTGTATTTATAACGCATAAAAAAAGGGGCTCCGAAGAGCCCCTTAAACATCAGTCTTATTGCTGATTTGATCTTACATCAAGTTAGCAATCGCAATGCGACGATAGTAGATGTTTTGATCACCAGCAGCAGGTGAAGTAACATCAATCGCGCCAGCGCCATTTGTAGTAGCAAATGGGTTAGCGACCATGCCGTAACGAGTCTTGAAGCCGATCTTAGGCTGGAACGTA